GCTCGCCGATCTCCTCGATCGTCCAGAGTTCGTCCTCGTTGCCGTCCTCGTCCACCTCGATCGTGCTGGTGGACCGCGCGATGGTGAACGCGAAGGAGGCCTGGCCGACGACGCCGCGGCGCATCTTCGCCTCGAGGCGGCGCACGTCGGGGTCGTCGGGGTCGACGCGGGCGAAGAACCGCAGGCCTTGGTCGTCTTGTTCGAGTTCGAGGCGGCCGATGCCGTCGGCGACGTCGGTCGCGGCGATCGCGGTGGCCATGTCGTGTTGGTGCACCAGATGCACGAGGGGGTCGCGGGAGAGGACCGCGGTGAACGCGCCGGGACTGATGACCTCCCGCAGGCGCCACCAGCCGGCGTCGAACAGGACCGTCTCGGTGTCGAACACGGCGGCGTGGCCCTGGATGGTGAGTGCGCCGTCGCCGGTCTGCTCGCCGGCGCGCAGCTGCAGGCCGCGGATCGGTGCGACGGCACGGCGAAGCGCCGGCGCGGTGGCCGGCTTCACGGTGGGCGTCATGGTGGCTACTCCTCCTCGGGGTCGCCGTCGGCGACGTCGTCGTCTGGGTCGTCGTCGCTGGGGGTGATGCCGCCGCCGCCCTTGGCGGGCGATGTCGCGCCGACCGGCGGCCAGTTGAGCTTGTCTCCGCCGGCGACCGGCGGGAGGCCCATTAGGGCGCGGGACTCGTTCTGGCTGTAGAAGCCGACCTGCAGGCCGTCGCGGGCGACCCCGGCGAGGGTCTGGAAGTCGGAGCGCACGAAGTCCCACGCGTCGAACCGCGCGTAGGTCGAGCGGTCGGGGAACAGGTCGCGGTCGGCGCTGATGCCCCGTTCGATGCGCCGCATCCGGCCGAGCATGCTGAAGCGCAGGAACAGGTCGCTGATGATCTCCGCGGACGTCGGCACCGAGTTGCGCAGCACCGCGGCGATCAGGTCGGCGGGATAGATCCGGAACGCCCGCGCGACATCGCGGGCGACGGCCTCGGCCTGCTCGGCGGCCTGGGCGTCGCGCATCGACGCGCCGAGCTGTTTGATGTCGATGCCGCCCCAGGTGATCCCGGGCCGGCCGGCGTTACGAGGGCCTCCGTGGCGGCGCATCCAGGAGCTCAGCAGTTCACGCCGCTGGGTGAGGTTCGGTTTGCCGGGGTGCACCAGGACGATGCCCGGTGTGGCGTCGTTGCGGAAGTACCGGCCGCGGTACTCGTCCAGCTCGCCGGCGGCCTCGAAGGTGGTGCGGTGCATGTCGAGGGTGGACACGCCCTCGATGCCGGGCACCGCCGCCCAGGACCGAATGTGGATCACCTGCCCGGTCACGTCCTCGCGGCGGCCGTCGATGTACGCCTCGATGCGTTTGGGGTCGGTCACCCGCGTGCGACTCACCCGGAACAAGCCGGGGTCCATCGGGATCAACTCGACCACAGTGCGGCCGTCCATGACCTTCCACAGGAACGCGTGGCGCTCCAACTCCAGAGAGACGGCCACGTCGGCCCACAGGTCGAACGACGACCCGCCCTCGGATGGATCCTGGAACAGGGCGGCGGTCCGGCTGTCCATCACCGGTTGGCGTTGGTGCCCGTCGCCCTCGTAGACCCGCATGATGAACGAACCCATCGTCTCGGACACCAGGCGCACGGCGGCGCCGACCGCCGCGACCGCCAGTTGGCGTGACCGGCGGCCGGTGCCGCTCCCGTAACCGGCCTCCGGGCTGCCGGGCGGCGGCGGGCTGATGCTCCCGCCGGCGGCACGCGCGAGGCGGTTCCCGTGGGGGGTCGCCAGGATCACCGCGGCTACCGGCCCCGTCCGATGACCTGGACGAACAGGACGCGCTCGGCGGGGATCTCGACCTCGCCCTCCAGGCGCACGGTGGCGTCCTCGGATTCGACCAGCTGCGGCAGTTGGATCACGTAGTGACCGCACCAGCGCCCGAGGAGGATCCCCTCGATGGTGAGGTCCTGCACGTCGACCTCGTCGGCGGGGCCGACCATCCAGCCGCGCTCCATGTGGATGCGCACCCGCCGACGTCCGCGCATCGCGTACAGCAGCCGGCCTATCCATCGCGGCATCACTCCCCCTCGTCCAGGTACGGGTCGTCGAGTAGGTCGGCGTAGGGGTCCTCGTCGTCGAGGCCCAGGTCGTCGCCGAGGTCGACGCCACCTGCGGTGTCGTCGAACTGGGCGAGGAGTGCCTCGGCCATGATCGACGCGACGGTGGCGTCGATGCGGGCCCCGTAGCCGCCCTCTTCCGAGCGGAGCTTGCGCAGCTTCCAGCCGCGGTCGGTCTTGGTGGCGACCGTCGCGGCAACATGGTCGGCGAACACGGCATCGCCGTCGTGCACGATGGTCTGCCCCGCGACCGCCGCATACCAGGCCTGCTCGGCGTCGCGCATGTCGGTGGAGCCCTGGACGATCTCGACCATTGTGTAGCCGTCGTCGCTCATGTCCTGGGCCGGCTTTTCCCAGAACCGCGGGTCGTATCCGACGGCCAGAAGGTCGAACGGCCCGGCGAGGTCGCGGATCCACTGTTCCACCTCGCCGAGGTCGATACGGCGGCGGGTGTGGACGTGCGCGCGGACCTCGGGGAGTGCGGCCCACACGCGGCAGGTGTGGGCGGAGCGGCCATCGGGCAGACGCCGGCAGATCACCACCGCCGTGGAGTCGTTGGAGATGGCCACGTCCACGGCGGCGATCACCGCGGCGCCCTGCGGATGGGTGGCGATGCCGGCGTCGGCGAGTTCGGCCCATTGGGCCGCCGGTATCCACCGCTTGCTCTCGTCGCGGGCGGGCCGGTTCAGGAAGTAGCGGATGAAGTCGGCCTTGACGGTGAGCGGGTCGCGGGCCTCGGCGATCAGCCGCTCGAGGTCCATCCACTCGGCGGCCTCCCCGTACGCCTCGCGCAGCGCATCCCGGAGTGCGCCGTCGTCCTCCCAGTCGAAGGCCTCCGGGTCGGTGCCCTCGCGGTGGTCGAACAGGAAGCCGGCGTCCTCGACTTTCCCGTCCGCGACGGCCTTCGCGTGGGCGTGGCTCATCTCCGCCACCGAGCGCTCCCCCGGCGCGTACATCGTGGAGGTCTCCAGGCTCCACGGCTGGGCCGCCTTGCGCTTGGCCAGGTTGCGGCGGATCGTGGCATGCAGGCGGTGCAGCTCGGCCGAGACGTACAGATGCGTCTCGTCGAAGTTCACGAACGTCTCCTTGCCGCCGTCCTTGCTGGAGGCCTTCGCGCTGACCGCGCGGATCTCGCCGCCGCCGGGGGTGAAGGTGCGTGTGAGGCCGACGTCGAGTCCGGGCAGGTCCGAGATCTCGCCGTGCTTGAGCATGTAGTGCACCGCGCCGTAGGTGTTCTCGGCCTGGCCTTCCTCGGTGGCCACGCACAGGCACAGGGGTGCCGTCACCGGGACGCCGATCGGATAGCCGTCGTCGTCCCAGCCGCCGAAGCGCACCGGCCCGAGGCCCTCCGCACAGACGATTCCCGCCGCCAGCTCGGACTTAGCGCGTCCCTTGGAGCGGCTGTACACCGAGCGGCGCACCAGCCGCCGGCCGCGCTCATCGATGGCGTAGGCCTGCAGCAGGAACGACAGCTGCTCGTCGTCGAGGGTCCACTGCTGCCCTTGGACATCGCCGGGGCCGTGGCAGAGGTTCGTCTCGATCCACTCGGCGACCACGGCGCCGAGGGTGCGCCGCAGGTCGATCCGCGGCCGGGTGACGATCATGAGACTCACCCGTCACCTCCGGCGACCCGCGCCAGGCGCGCCGCTCGCGCATCGGCGACCTCGTCCCGCTTGGGCGTCGCGCCGTCACGCGCGTCGTGGGCGTGGGCGATCTCCCACTGCAGCCGCCGGCGCGACAGCGGCGAGAGCCCGAGACGGTCCTCGATCTGGCGCATCTCGGCCAGCAGCGCCGCGGTGACCGGCGACTCGAACGTCACCGCGACCACGCGCTCGTCGAGGTCGCGCAGCACCGGCGTGGGGCCCTCACGGGTGATCGTGAACTGGCGGCTCGTGAGGTCATGCAGCTGGGCGAGGCGAACCAACGCCGGCAGATCGGCATCGAGCCACACGACCGCCATCGGCGAGTCCCACACCGTGCGCCACCAGGCGCGCGTGCCGGGGAGCATGTCCTTGGAGCCCGGCAGCGTCGGCCGCTTGCCGGGTGCG